GATCTGCGCATGTCTCGTGGGCTCGGAGATGTGTATAAGAGACAGTATCTATCTTGCTCAATATTTTTTGTCCGTATTTTGGTATCTTGCTTGACTTTATTTTTCCTTGTGCTACTCAAACTCTTTTTTCATTTCATTTACCCCCTACCCATGTTGCGACACGCCGATAGAACGGCGCTGTTTCAACGTTTCGCCGTGGTCTATTTTCTTGGTTTGATTATATCCAGCTGGGTATATATACTGGAGCCATCAACCGGTTAGGCAGTCAGCCCAGCAAGGTCGGCACGGTATCCACACCACGCCACTTGCACCCGGCTGTAGCGACCGGCAGATGAAGCCGTGGCGGTTAGGTGCCTAGGCACCGCATAGCCTGACCTGAGACGGTCAGGTGGTACGCAGTTAATGCGCGTACTACGAATCCGCCATGAGTGGAACGTTGGGCACTGTGCTGAGGTGCAGTGTCCAGTCTGTGAGCGTTGCGAGTGTTTGACAAATGAATAGTGTTACCGAAGGTCGGTAGTTTGAGCTTCACCCCCTTTCTTTGGGAGGGGGTTAGGTGGCGGCGTTTTTCGGGGTGTGTGCATAATGTCCACTATGTGGGCGTGGTTGGTAGTGCCAATTTTGCCTAGGCAGTGTACGTGAACTTGATTGACAATGTAGAGCGCGAGAACTCGTAAGGGGGTACCGCCGACGTTTGGCGTAGTGTGAGAGACTACCGCCAATGAGGATAGGCCAATAGATAGGTGGCAATGCCTATGTTTTCCATGCGTGAGCATGGTTGGCGGCATAGGTTGTAAACCACGGCATAACGGGTTACGAGGGTAGACATACCTAGCGCCCCGTCAATTGCTTTATGGGCGGTTGGTCACGAACGTAGTTCGGGGACTATGCGGACAATAAAAGTCTATAGGGGGTGCGTATGCGCCTCTGCGCCACTTTGCGGGTGGTGTTAGCCAAAAAAACAAATCTTCACGGGCGTAATCCGCAAGGGTTGCGCCCTCTCGCCACCGTTTAGACCTTGATGGGGTGCGATTCCTCATGGTGGCACGTAATCAACCAAACCAAACACTAGACCTTAAGGGGGTTTATCATGATTGAAACCAACAATCTCATTGCATGTGTGGATATCGCCCACACGTTGGAATACATCAACGCCAAACATAAGAGGGATAGCGATGGTATCGCCATCAGCCCGGACGCGCGCATAACAATCAAGGGCATGAATAAGATGAGCCAATCGGCGCGTCATGCTTACACGGCATTGCTCACCATGATTGAGGGCAACGTGAGGAGCTTATGCGATAACGAATTGTTCTTCCCCGAAGGCGAGAGGAAAAAGCAGATCACAATCTACCGTATTAGGGTCACTGATGGCGTTGGAGTCAACATATCCGGCATTTCGCCGAACGGGCACGGCTTCCGCGCGACGGCAAAGTTTGAATATGATTCCATCGTGGCAAACGATAATCCTATTGCGGCGCGGTTGAATGTGAGGGACAACCAAACTCGCGTCGATATATCTGGTATCACTCTTGTATGACATGAGTGATTACACAAATGTAACCAACAAACAAGCGGAGGTTAAAAAATGACTGTCAAAATCGTAAAAGTTCGGAGCCTGACCACGTTGCCGGGCGCATACAGCAATACCGTTGACGACGGGTATTGCCGGTACGTGACGGTTGACGGCAAACGTGTGGGCGACGTGGTGAAATTTAAGCCCGATTGGGGCGGGAGCTACGTTTTTAACGAAGAATGGCACGACGGAAAACGTGGCGTGCAAATCAAGGCGCGCACATTGGCTGACCTTAAAAGGAAAATTGCCAACCACTATCAAAATTAATGTAACCAACTAACAAAAAGGGAGTATTGAAATGACCACTGATGAAATGTATGACGTTCTGCTGGAAACGCTGGGGGCCAAGGATTTTCTAAATGAATTGGTTAAAGCCCTGAGCAGCGACGAACAGCGGGAGAACTTCGAGTTTATCGCGCGTATGCACGATATCGAGCTGGATGATTCTGAAAGCGAGGACTGAAATGGATATCAAGGATATCGAGAGCGGAACTAGCCACATTGCCAATGAGGTATTGCTATTGCTGTGCAATGACAGAAAATGGCATGACTCATGGGTGGATTATGTGGCCTTTATCAAGACCAGTGATTTTTACGACAGGTGGCCGCATAAGGCCGTTGATCTGATGGCGGTTGACCTGTTCTACAGAATGCATGACGCTGGGGCGCTTGATGGACTGGGCGAGGATGCCATACTAGCCGACCATTTTTATGCGGCGGGTAGAGCTGTCATTCACACCGTTCGTGATGCCGTCAATGATGGACGGTTGCCGTTCTGACTTGTAGCCCTCTGTGGGCTATGGCGCGGCTTAGTGGTTTCTGTGGGGTGCGATTCCTCACCCGCGCACTGTGCCGTCGTATGGCAGCTAATCAACATTCTCTATCTCTATGAAAGTGGGTAATCATGTCTGGGTTTAATTCCGTTGATGATTTTTACGACGTCATGGCGGGGCGTCATGGTTTGCACGAGTCCGAACGGGGCGGCGGCACGTTGGAGTTGTATTCATTCAATGGCGCTGAGTTTCCGGACGGTTTGGACGGTTCCAGTCTTGACGTTGTCACAGCGCCGTCGCCTGAGCTTCTTGCGTACATGCGTGGGAATGATAGTCCGGTGCCGCCGTCCGGATACAGGGATATGGCCGACGAAATTAAGGGCATATGGGACGTGTACAACCACGGTTCCGCCGAAGCCGACTGGGGACGGCTGGCCGACTTGTATGACGCGCACAATCTAAGCCTGAGTGTCATTGCCGATTACGAGTTCATGGATTGGCCTGAGACGTTAGGCGACATACTGAACGGCAAAGGGTCGGATTGCTGGAATCTCGACGGTATGACGTGGCACCTGTATAGCCATGGGGAATGCACTGTCGATGATTCTCTGGGCGCATGGCCCAGCGTTGACGACTTGCTGGAATGCATGTCTTCCGATGACGTTGAGACGTGCGCCTATGCGCAGCAGTTTGTCGAATGCATGGATTCGGGCGACTATGTGGCCGCGTGCAGGGCGCTTAAGGCTCTCGACTTGGAGCTGTGGTATACAGACCTGTTTCTTACGTTGTCTCGCTGAAAATCAACCTATTCATCTGAAAGTGAGGGAAATCTAATGTATGTGCATGAGATTCGCAAGGATACGGCTGAGGATGCCGACTTGTACGAGGAACTGCGTGACGTGTGGGACGGTGTCGGCTACACTGGTCTGCCGTCGTTCGATAGCGTGCTGCCGGACATTCTGGAATGGGTGCGGTGTATCCGCGTGGCCGACACGGTATTCAACGAGTACACGTATCAGGTTTCGCGGCTGCTGTACTTCGATAGCGCGCTGGACGAAAGCAATATTGAGACTGCCGTGCGGTGGCTGTCCGACTACGGTTATGTGTCGCGCGCGTTCTGCGGTGTCGGCTATGCGATTGAGTTGACGGACGGGCATGGCGGACTGTCGGATCAGGCCGTCGTCCAATATGCGATAGACATGATTATCAAGGATGGGCGCTACTACCCGGTGTTGGATGAATCCGATTACGAGCGGCGTGAGGCCGCGTGGCTGCGGGATTACTTCGATGGCGAGGTGTCTGACGTCATGTTGGGTGGAGCTGACCGTGATGCCGTGTTTGAGGCGTGGCGGGATGATGCTGACCCGGTGTCGGGCGACATGTATCTCGACATGGAAAAGCTTCCTGGCTATATCGAGACCGCTAAGGGAGGTAAGCGGAATGCGTAAGGGTGTGAAGCTGGCTGGACTGCTGGCCGTGGGCGTGGCGGCGTTCGTCGTGGCGTGTTCGCCGGTGTGCAATCCCGTACCGGTGGCCGACCCTCATGGGACGCCTGAACAGCAATGGAATTGGTGGCGTGAGACGTATGCGACGGCTGACTATGGTCAGGCCGACTTGGCTGGCTACACGTCGCTGTCGGATATCCCCCAGTGCGGCATGGAAGACGGTAGTACGGCTGGCGGCTACGAGCGCATATGCGAGTGGCGTGCCGTGTCCGTTGGCAATCGCATGGGCGAGTCTTACGTGCTGGTTGACGGCGGCAAGGTGCTGTCGTGGGGCGGCATAGGGAAATGAAAGTGCCGGTCTCAGGTGGGACTGCGACCGGCCATGCAATCAATATTCACTCCTAATTGCAAAGGAAAGTATATCATGTCGTTTTCATTGTTGGGTGGCAAAAGGTTTGAGTTGTGTCCTGAATATGATTCGGCCAAGTCGTTCTATGGCAAGGCTTATGTCACATTCATGGTTGACGATTCCGGCGCTAGCATGATTTTGACGTCATATGAGACGCCGATTGTGTCCCTGTATATCACTTCCAAGGGTAAGGTCGGAGGTTTCTTCTGGATTCATCGACATCCGGCTGACTTGTCTAACACGACGTGGCGTCATATCCGTGAGTTCTTCAAGCAGGCTGGACTTAAGGCCGATAGCAAGGCTCAATGCTTGCGCGATTACGCGCGTGAGGTTGACTGACATGACGTGCCTGTGGACTGCGGAATATGTTGGCGGCGCCCTCAAAATGCGGCGGCACGGATCTCAGGCTGACGCCGAAGCGTATAAGGCCGAGGTCGATGATGCCGCCGTGTCCGGTGGCGTGCTTGTCTCCTGTGAGGTCGTGGATGGCGGTACGGCGCGGCAGCGCATGGTGAACCGTCTGGAACGCGATGGCGTCGGCATGAGGTCTCGTCTCATGCGGCTGAGCATGAAGAATCTTGCGGAACTCACTGACGAGTTCTGCTGCTGATTGAAAGGAAAGAATGATGATTACCGTCGAAGAGTTGAAGGCCATGCCGTTGGATGAGCCGATCGGCGAGGATGTCGTGAATGACATCGAAGTCATGGCGAACACCGGTTTGAGCCATTTCATCAAGAAGAGTTTCGAACCTTGCGAGGGTGTCTACCGTATCGATGATTTCGGCGACTACGTGCCTTATGAGGATTGGCGGAAGTTCTGGTCCGCGTTTCCCGAATGGTGCGAGTGGGTGTTCTTTCTGCACGACAATGCGCATTCCGATGACTATTGGAATTTCACCACGGAAGTATTGGGCGGGCTGACTCCCATTGAAATCGGTGAGCAATACGACGCTTCCTCTGATTACGACATTGACTTCGTGTTCTACACGGAGGCCGACGATGAGGGGCATGTGTGATGGACGCCCATGATTCCGACGTGTGCGCGAATGTGGTCGGCAAGTCGTTGGAGGCCGTCAGATTGCTGTCGAATCTTGGGAGCGGGAACGCTCCCGATTCCGCTTACGTGCTGGCCGCTTACGACCGGTTGACGACGGCGGCGTACCTGTTGCATCAGATTATCCCTTGGACCAAGGAGGAAAAACAGTGAGCAAACATGGCTTCTTCTCCCCTATCGCCGAATACGATGGGTTCGATTATGCGTCCGGCAGGTCGTTCTGGCGTCGTCGTTCGTTGCCGTCGCTCCTGTGCGAGTGGCTTGGCGAATGGTTCCGTGGCGTGAGGGCGGCTCGCATGGGCTATTCGACCTGGCTGTACGTCCAGTGTTCCGGTGGCTGCATGATTCCAGTGGACATGCTGAACTGGGATACTGATTGGGTTGACTGAGCGTCGGCGGCGTGGCTTCGCCGCCGATGATATGGTGTCCTTAAGTCTGGAAGGAGCCATCATGGGGTTGCGTGATCTGCGCGAGCGTAACGGTTTGACGTTGCAGCAGTTGGATTCGCTTACTGGCGTGGATTTCACGCGCCTGTGGGTGTATGAGAACCATGCGGACGAGGCGCGAAACATGTATTTGGGTACGGCTGCGAAGCTGGCGCAGGCGTTGCATTGCAACGTGTTGGACCTGTATCCAGATGAGCATGTGTGGCGTGGCGGCGTGTCCGCTGGCGTCGTCGGATTGAAGAACATTCGCAAGGCACGCAGATTGACGCAGGTGGAGCTGGCCGGATTGAGCGGCATCGCACGTCCATCCATCTCCCGTTTTGAGACGAACGGTCGTCCTGTTTCGCAAATGTATTTGCGGACGGCGTTACGATTGTCTGAGGCGTTGCAATGCGACCCTGTGGATTTTCTTACGGAAGGATACTGAAATGGGCATGAGGGAACTCAGACTGAAGCGCGGCATGACGCAACAACAGCTCGCCGACAAGGCAGGGTTGAGCCAGTCACGTGTTGGCGCGTTCGAGACCGGACAACGTAATGTCGGTGGGATGAGTCTCAATGTCGCCGTGCGTATCTGCGACGCGTTGCATGTCAAGAATCCTCGCAAACTTTTGGAAGATGATTCTGATTCTGAATCTTCTGCGGATTCTAAGTGACCCGCTAGGGCTGGCATGTGTCTTTATGGCTATGCCCGCTCACGAATGAGTTGAGCCGGATAGTTGCAGCTATCCGGCTCGATTGCTCAGTAATTATTACCAATCTAACTAACTAGAGCCCTCTCATTTTAGCAAGGGGGCTGGAATGGAGTATCTGAAATGATTAGGCTTATTGACAACAGCAAGGCAGTGGAAATCTCTATCCGCGAGTGGGACGAGGAAAACACGCAGTACGGCCCCGACTGGTCGGCTGACTTCTTCGAGGTCGGCGGGTTGAAGACCGTTGATGACCCAGAGTTTGCTTACATTGTGGAGGACGTCGATTACTGCATTGAGCAGGCGAACGACATGGTGGCCGGTGTCGGTGACTTCGCAGAAGACGGCCCGCAGCCGAATCAGGTTGTTGATGTGACGGAACTCGACCGGAGCGCGTACCTAATCTGTGAAATTGATCTTTATCAGCTTTCGAGTGAGATCTACAATCACGGGTTGAACGTCAAGGATACGGAAATCATATCCGGCATGTGTCCCGAGGACACTATCAAGGTGGTTTTCATGGATGGTTCGGCATGCTGTGTGGGTATCGACCCTAATTTCCCTCTTTGCGTCAACTTCTCGTATTATGCGGATGAAAGCTGTCGTGATGGTGAGCTTTCGACGAGTTGCCATGATTTCGAGGGCGAGTTGGATTATCTCACCGGTGTGAAGGACATTTGCGGCGGATTGCGCTAGTCGCGTCTGCCGGTTTTGATTGTTTGGTTTCAGGGCGTGGCGATTGTGCCGCGCCCTTTGTTTTCAACGTTTTCTTTTTAAGGGGTTTGAAATGTCTAATAAGGTTAACGGTTTATGGGCCGTCAATTCTGATGGTGTTTTCATGTTTTTCAATTCCGTTGACAGTCCGAGCGTATGGCGTTTCGTCATGTCGGGTGACGTCGAGTCGTGGCGTATGGTTCCTGGTGTCGTCAATGCTCAGGCGGTGCGTGGTGTTGCCGCCGTGTATCGTGCCGAGGGTGGCGTATGGCTTGACCCTAACGGGGCGGATTATGCTCAGGCCGTTCGTGAGATCGGTGACGTGCCGTCAATCGTGGAACGTGGCGGATTGATTGCGTCCGATGATTGCGGGGATTATACGGTTCATGGCGTGAGTCTTCCTGATGTTGACCGTGAGCGTGGCTGGGTGTTGTCGTGGGAGCATGGCGGCATGGTTGTGTCTCGTGACGTTTCGTTTCTGACTCCGGTTGAGCAAGATCATCCTGAGATGTGCGAGACGTATGATGATCTGCCTGTTGTCGAACCGGTGGCACCTGTCGCACAGTCGATTGAGGCTGTCGAACCGGAGCCGGTTACGGCTGAGATTCCCGAGATTCCGCCGCAGACTGAGCCTCATGAGGTGGTTGCCACTTCCAGCGCGGTCATAGTGCGCAAGGTGGTGATTCCTGGCGGTAAGTCGGTCAAGGAACTAGCCGACATGTTCGGCGCTTACGCGCATAAGCCTCGTGGTTTCCGTGATTCCACGGGCCGTCGTGTGGCATATGTCGCGTTCGACGGTACCGGTGGCGTGATCGCATACCGCGACTATTACACGGACGTTGATACGCGGCTGGAAGAGCAGATTGCCGACTATCTCGCAAGCCATAATCTCAAGCTTGCCGCATAAAAGAATTTGCCGCCACTGTTCTGAGCGGTGGCGGCACCTTAATTACCTCTATCAAAAATAATCAGGCAAACCATAGTGTATGTGGTTTGCCGGAAAGAAGCAAAGAAAATGACTACCGCAATCGATTTCGACACCAACGAGCCAATCACCGTCCAGCCAGTCGCCATCTACGCAGGCAGCGCGTACGACACACTGCTCATCGCCGACGGCACCACCGGCAAGCCCCTCGCGTACGGCGATATCAACCATGAATGGTATACCGATTTGGCGTATGACGGTGACTTCGAACAGGCGGCTGAAAAAATCGAGGGTGTCTACGGAGCAGACGAAGCCGAGTGGGAAGCCGCGGCAAACAAGAAGCTCGCCAAATACGGTCTTAAGCTCGGCGATTTCGACGAGAAGGCCGGAGACCGTTACACGCTGGTCGAGGTCTGACATGACGCGCGGCAAAAACAGGCGACTTCGCCTCATCCCATCACACCTTCCACTGATCCGCGACAAACTCGCGGAATATGAGCGGGTCGCATTAAAGGAGGAGATGGCTGCGCACTCGCAATACGAGCGGAGCATGGAAGCGGCTTGGAATTTCGCTGACAATCTCGCCGTCGCGCAGCTTTGGTGGATCAGCCGGGACATGACGGCGCTGGCGGAAGATACCGTCCGGGCAGGTGATTTCCCAAAATTGGACGCGCCGGCGCAAAGCGGGCTTATCTTCTTCGACGGGGATGTCCAAACCGTCACATTCCCCGTGACCGACGACGCGACGGGAAGGAAGGTCGGAGACGCCCATGTGTCGGCGCTCTTCTGGCAATGCGACGGCAACGGCGATATCGAACTCATGGGATTCACGGACCATCCATGCGCTCTGAAGGAATGCGACGCGAAATCATTCTCACTGCCGGTCATCAGATTCGCCAACGGCATTTTCAATGAGCATGTCGGCGGTTTCCGATGGTTCGGCGATCTGCTGTATGCGGTATGGGCGTTGAGCGCTGAGCCGCATATCTGCGAGGCAAAACCGGCGAAACCCGATATGGCGCATCCCTTGTCGCCGCGTTTCGACCCGGAAATCCGCAAGGTCAAGATGCTGGTGCTGCGTGAGAATCTGCATCGTCCGGGTGGAAGCGCCGATGATGACGAGCGGGTGCGGCGTGAGTATTCGCATCGTTTCATTGTGCGTGGTTTCTGGCGCGATCAGGCGTATGGGCCGAATCATTCGCTCCGCCGACGCCAGTGGATACCACCGTTTGTCAAGGGTCCGGCCGACAAGCCTTTGATCTGCAAGGAGACGGTGCGCATATGGAAACGGTGAGCGACATGATCGCCGGTTTTCTCGCCGGCCTGACGCCGAGCACAAGGGCGGGGTATCGGAGCGTCGTATCACGATGGCTCCGCTGGTGTGCGGATAATGGCATCGACATGCTGCGGGCGAAGCGCACCCATATCGAGGTGTTCGCCGCCTATGACGGCGGCATGCGACCAGCAGCGAAAAGCACGGTGTACAAGACTCTGAGCGTCGTTTGCGGCCTCTACCGCTACCTCTGCGAGGAGGGATATATCGACTGCGATCCGGGCGAGCATGTGCGTAGGCCGAAAATGTATGGTCATTCGGATGGCACGTATCTCGACCGCGAGCAGGCTAGGCTTTTTCTGGCCGAAGCTCGTGGTATGGATGCGCGGACGGATGCCCTGTGCAGTCTTCTGCTGTTGACTGGTGCGAGGGTCGGTGAGGCGCTCGGATTGGATGTCGAAGACTGTCATCTGGATGACGGGCGTCCGTGGGTGCGGTTCGACCGCAAGGGCGACTGGTCCCAGCGTGTGGCCATTCCCTCCGAGGCGTCCAAGGCTCTCGCACGATTCATCGGCGGACGTAGGCATGGTGCGGTGTTCCGTGAGGATTCCGGCGCGCGTCTGCGGCAGCAGACCGCCGTGGGCATCGTATCGTCCGTGGCATTGCGGGTCGGCGTGCCTGGAATCTCGCCGCACTCGCTGCGGCGAACGTTTTGCACGCTCTCCCGCGACGCTGGAGTGCCGGACAGGGACATCATGGCCGCAGGCGGGTGGAACAGTCCGCAGATGCTCGACTATTACGACATGTCCCGTCGCGGGCTGAATGGCAAGGCTGGCGATGGATTGCAGAGATTCTTGAATAATGGATGATTTGAAATCCAAAGGAGCTGTTGACCGAGAAAAATAGTGGGGGCGGTTTTTGAATCCGCCCCCATTCGTGTGCCATTGTAGATCACTCAACTACGCTCACCACAGTGCGTAGCCAATTGTCCCCATCCGGCTTCGTTGACCGGCTCGAAACACCATGCGTCCAATCCGACGCTGATCTCATTTGATCTTGCTCATTGTTCTTCCAGACATCTTCACTGACGATGATTGTCGTCTCCGCTGGTATTTGCACGGTGACTACGGTGAGTGAACGTGGAATGATTTTTGCTTCTATGAACGTCGCCAGCCCAAACTTCCACATCGTGAACTTGACTAGTTCGCCCGACAAGGAGACCGTGTTGACGTTGCTGATGACGGTTATATCCCTTCCTAAGTGCGTGTAATTCAGATTTTTGGCTTTGATTGTCTCGCTCATTCCGCATGGCCTCCTAGTTCTCGTTGGGAACCGTTTCGTTGGATGTTTCCGGGCGTGGGAATGTGCTGCCGTTGCTGTTCGTGATCTCTTCCAATTCCATGAACTCTTCGACCGACATGGTGACGCTTATGTTAGTGCAATCATCAGTTATGATGACTCGTTTAAGCGGTGTTGTAATCAGTTCGTAGTTTGAGTCACGGTGTGTGTCATACGTATCGATGATTTGCAGGGTCACGCCATTCATGACGTTCGCCCACGTGTTTATCAGCCGTGGGGGTCTTCCCAGACTATCTGGCTCCTTGTCGGTGCTTAGATAATGGAATCCAAGTTTTACCAGCTTGTCTACCAGTTCGCTTTTCCTCTTGGTGAAGTCGAGTGCTTTCATTGTGCCTCCTTGGTGGTGTTGTCCTGTGTCGTGTCGATGACGCACGCCACATCCCCGTTGCGGGTGTTAACGCTGATCTGCAATTAGTCTCCGAACTTTTCGAGAATGAGTACGCCTATGACGCCGATAATCCAAGCGATTATCAGGATGATTGTGATACCGGCCAGTGCGAGTAGTGGTATCCAAATGGGTGCGATCACCCATATCCATGAGTATGGGAATTGTCCCCCGATTTTCAGGAGTGCCAGCACGCCGGACAGTAGCAGTAGGATTGGCGAGCATTTGAGGTTGACGTTCAATTCAATCCTCCGTGTAGAAGGTGAGCGTGTGGAGCTTTTTCTTCGCGTCCAATTGTTCTCCGAACATGCCGTACTGTTTGACTGGTTCGATTACGTCGCGCATGTGATGCGCGTGGTAGGTGATGGTCTTGCCTTTGTCGGTGATGCTGATAGTGGCGGTCATCGTTTTTGGTTTGCGGAGACCCCGTCCTTTAGGGCGGGGAGGAAGCAAACCGTCCTCCTTTCACAGATTGATATGATATAATGTGAAACATGGTCAGAAAGCAGGAGTGCAAGCGGGCGTACAGGTTCCGCTTCTACCCGACGCCCAAGCAGGAGCAACTGCTCAGGCGCACGGTCGGCTGCTGCCGAAAGGTCTACAATCTCGCGTTGGAAGCCCGCTCCACCGCATGGACGGCGGAGCACAGGAGCATCACCTACGTCCAGACCAGCGCCATGCTCACCCAATGGAAGAAAACGGCTGAATACTCGTACATGAACGAAGTGTCCTGCGTGCCGCTGCAACAGGCATTGAGACACTTGCAGACGGTGTTCTCCAACTTCTTCAAGCAGACCGGCGACTATCCGAGATTCAAAGCCAAATCCCACGGCGGAAGCGCCGAATACACTCGAAGCGCGTTCAAATGGGACGCCAAACGCAACGAACTCACGCTCGCCAAGATGCGCGGACCATTGTCGATACGATGGTCCAGAACACTGCCCCGCAAGACGGAGCCGAGCACCGTGACCGTAAGCCTGGACGCCGCCGGACGATGGCACGTCAGCATCCTCGTGGAGGAGACCATCCGCCCTCTCCCCACCCGAAAGAACGCCGTCGGAATCGACTTGGGCGTGGACAATTACGCCGTCACCAGCGACGGGGATACCATAGCGAACCCACGCCACTACAAGAAACTCGCCGAACGGTTGGAACGGGAGCAACGGGCGTTGTCCCGCAAGACCAAAGGCAGCAACAATCGTCGGAAAGCCGCCCTCAAGGTGGCCCGCACCTACGCCAGAATCACGGACATGCGCCGTGACTTCCTCCACAAGTTGAGCACGAGGATAATCCGCGAGAACCAAACGGTGGTACTCGAAGACCTCAACGTGAAGAACATGGCCAGAAGATGCGCGCCGAAACCCGACCCGGACAATCCGAACCATTGGCTCCCCAACTGCCAGTCCGCGAAAAACGGGCTGAACGGGAGCATCATGGACGCCGGATGGTCGGAGTTCCGTCGAATGCTCGAATACAAGGCCGAATGGTACGGGCGACAGCTCATAACCATCGACAGGTATTATCCGAGCACGCAAATCTGCTCCCACTGCGGGGCGAAGGCCGGGCCGCAGGGCATGTCCGGCCTCAAAGTCAGGGCATGGACGTGCCCGGACTGCGGAACAAGCCACGACCGTGACCTGAACGCAGCCAAAAACATCCTCGCCGCAGGGCTTGCGGTCAGCGTCTGCAAGGACGGCAGAACCGGAACCAAGGTCTCGCATTAGCGTCCCCTCCCTTCTTGTTTTGTCGTATCGAACAGAAACCCGAACCGTAAGATTCGGGAATCCCCCGCATTCATACGGGGGAGGATGTCAATGAGTTTGACCGCGTATGGCGGGTTGGAGAGGTCGATGTTCATGCTTGTTCCTCCTGTAGGAGCATCCAAATGTTTGTTTCCTTTTCGGGGTTTCTGACGGCGAGTTTGTACACGTCGGACAGCCGGTAGCGTTGCTTGCGCGTGTCTTTGACCGGTGTGACGGGTTTCAGGTCTCCCCTGCTGACCCAACTGCGCATGGTGCCGGGTTTGACGATGATGCCGCATTGCAGGAGCAGTCTGCGGATTTCGGTCTGCGTGCCGGTGATGTGCGTGGCGAGGAGTTTGTGTCGCCTGTTCTCACGGATGGCGGAGACTGGATACACTTGTCCGCAGTCGGGGCATTTCGGTGCGAACGTGGCGTTTGGAATGACTTTCACGATGCGGTGGCAGTCGTCGGTTGGGCATTCGCCGATGATGATCTGGTCTTCGAGGGTGAAGTCGAGGAGTTCCTGGGCCTTGCGTCGGATACGGTGGATGATTCGCGCGTAGGTTGGTGTTGCCTTGCTGGTCTTCCACTTGTCGGTGAGCCGGATGTTGCGGATGAGTGTTTCGAGTTTCCGGTCGTATGGGGCGGTCACGTTCAGGCATCGCGCGTATTCGTTGATGATGTCACGGAGGCTTGGAATGTCGTCCATGCCGTTGCCTTCGATGAGTTCGAACGCGGTTTCGCGTAATGGTGCCGGGGAGGTGGCGAGTCCGTTATGTCCGCCGCCTCCGCCGTTGCCTGTCTTGTCCATGCGGTTTGTGCGCCATTCGAGGTCTTGCAGGTGGTTTTCGAACCATTGCAGGTCGAATTGGAGTTGGGTTTCGCAGGATGTGCAGAGGATATGCTTGTCGTCGGTTGTTTTCCAGCATGCCGCGCATGTGGTTTGCGTCAAGTGTTGGCTCCTTGGTTGCGTTTTGGGTGTGTTTGGTCTTGTTGCCTCAACCCTTTGTTTGCAACCGTTGGGCGACTTGTCTAGTATAGTGTGTGTGTCAGATTAGCGTTGGTTGTTCTCCTTCCGTTGTCGTGGCTGGTTCGGGGTCGTTGCGGTGGGCTTCGATTTGGAGTACGAGCCTCCTGTCCACGTGCAGCAGGCGGCTTATCTCGTCCGCGTCGTAGTCGAGGTCCGCGTAGTGGAGGACCTGGTTTCGCAGGCTCATTCGTATTCCTTCTCCAAGTGTTCTTCGTACAGTATGACGAACACGATCATCACGTATGCTCCGTAGAGGAACGAGAGTATCGCTATGAATATAGGGTTCGCGTTGTTGGTGATTTGTATGATGATGATTGCGAGCATCAGTATCGCGTTGATCGCGTAGGACGCTTTCTTGATTATGTACATAATCTTCTCCATGTCTTTGCTCATTCTGCGTCCTTGCCTTCCAGGAATGGGTCATCGGCCTGCATTCGCGCGAATTGCCTGAACGTTTTGCGAGCAATCCACGTATCAACCTGCGTGTCGGTGATGTCGTACATTTCCTTGAGCAGGTACAGGCAGATGGTCACGTCGGCCATTTCCTCTGCGAGATTGTCGGTGGCATCGGGTTTGCCGCGTAGACGCTTGCTGATGGCTTGGATGAGTTCGGAGCATTCCTCCATGCAGACGATGCTTTGCGCCTCCTTGCCGTATTTTTCGATGCTTTCATGCCACACCGCATGCTGCTTATCGTCGTTCAACGGTTTGCCTCCTTCATGTTCGTATCCTCGTTTTACTTGGTGGTTTCGGTTCCATATTCCTCGAATGAGACTGCTAGCCTCACGTGGCTATTCATGATTGCGATGGGAACAGGATTGTCAGGCCAAGCGGATACGATGCCGGAACGATCCGTATAACTCACAGCAAGCCCGTAGATATAGCCACAGCGTTCTTTCCATCCGCTTTTCAGGTAGCATGTTTCGTTCGTATCGAGTTCCACGCGTAGACCCATGTCATGCGGTAGGAATTCCATACGTAGACCCATGTCATGCGGGAGAAGGTCTAACACACTGTTCTTTTTCGTGTCCTCGTTTTGCTTTTCCTCGTTTTGCTTTTCGAGAACGTAGACGTTCGTGGCGCTGACTGTGGTGCCAGATTGAAATTCCGTTGGCGACATGGTATCCACCCGTGAAATCTTCCAACCATCGTTCAGTAGCTCTTCAATCGCATTCTGGTTTCTTAAGCGATAGCAGTTGTCGTCGTAATCCCAAAACAGTGAGCAAACCTTGTATTGACTGCTCATTTCGCATCCTCCTTAATGAAGACGATCCAATGTGTTCCGGTGCGGTTCGGCTGTTTGTTGCCGAAGAGTGGCTTATGGTCGGTGAGCTTGAGTATCTGCGAGACCGGTATCTGCGTCTCATTCCATTTGAAAATCAACACGCCATGCTCTTTCAGGACACGGAAACACTCACCGAACATGGTCTTGATATCTGTTTGCCATGTCTCTTGATCGAGGCATCCGTATTTCTGCGCCATGTAGCTCGTCTCTCCCGCATTACGCAAGTGCGGTGGATCGAGCACGACCATACGGAACGTCTCGTCAGGGAACGGCAGGTCGCGGTAGTCCATCAGCATGTCCGGCTTGACTTCGAATCTGCGTCCGTCACATAGTTCCCAACTTTCGTCGCGCACGTCACCGAAGAGCACACGGCTGTCTGATTTGTCGAACCAGAACATTCGCCCGCCGCAAGCAGGGTCAAGAACAGGTTGGTACGCGCTCATTTCGCGTCCTCCCTCTTGTATTCGTCTACTAGTTGTTTCCACTGTCTGCTTGCGTCATCAGGGTAGCTGTACCAGCATGTAGAGATGTGTTTTCGGGGGCATTGTAGACGGTATATCGATTTGAGGTAAACACCGGCCCGTGTAACGCCCTTAATGATTTTGGGTAGTCTGCCGCACATTGGACACCCGTATTCGTTGTGTTTGCGTTTGAACCACATGATTATTCCTCCGTGTCCTCGATTGGCTTGCAGTCGCATGGTGTTGGGCTTATGTCGCTGATCTCGCAGGCGTATGATTGATTTCCGTCGCGCATGATGATGGTTCTTTCGGTTGTCACGTCTTTCCATGTGCAAACGCAGAAGACAATGAATATTGCAGCCGCAGCCACCACCATCAGTCCGATCAGCAGGTTGTCGGCAATGTCCGACCAATCCGGTTTCCATTTCATTTTTTCGCGTCCTCGCTTTGATTCGGTACTTCCGTGGGCATGTTGCCGGAATAGCCAAGCAAGGAACGGCAGTGGTCGGCTGTCTTTTCGTATGCGTTGATTTGTCCCTTCACGACACCGTATGCGGCCATGTCATGCTGCCTCAGAAGAGCGTTCGCCAGTCTCAGGCCTTCCACTTCTAACTGTTCGCACCAGTCGATGATTTCTTGCAATGTTTTGTCTTTTTCACTCACGTTCGTTACCATGGTGTTCCTCCTTGTCTTGTGGATTGGAAGTGAATATCACCGCCACTATCGCAAACAGTGTCAGCATCGCCAATACAGCCATCACGCCCAAGACGATGACGATGAAAACGCTTGAAATGTTCCAGCAGACTTCGGTAAGGCTCATTTCGTCGCATGTCGCCAAGTAGGTTGTTCTTATGCTCATTTGATGCTCATTTCGGCTTCGCGCATGATGTGCCGCATGTCGGCGTATTCTCGTGCCGCCCAACGTTCGATCATTTCCGGGGTGGCGTTTCGTGGCAGCGGGTTCAGGCATATGCCATCCTCCAACCGCTGCATGAGCCGGATGACCTTCCGGCGACGTTTCGGAGTGAGGGTGACGTGTCTTTCGACGGCCCTGACAACCACCAGCCTGTCGCATCGGTAGCAGCCGTCGAAATCCTCGACGATGGAGGCTTCGAGTTCTCCGACCGGACGTACCTGATACACGTCGCCTTTGCCGTACATTGACGCGTAGAGTGCGGCGTAGTCACGGTATCTGGTGCAGTACACCTGTTCCGGGTGGCCGGTGCCTTCGATGGCCGACGCGCCTTTTTCGCGTCTGGCGCGGCAGATGGGGCAATCGTCGTAATTGTCTCGACTGTGCCCCGGTTCGATGGTGTCGCCGGGTTTCAGGTCTGGAACCCCACCGTGGTATAGCACGCTCATTTCATATCCCCTTGCAAGTCGGTCGGTTCGTGGTCTGTGTGGAATGCGTCGCTCATGCGCTCATCTCCTTGAGGATGTTCACGGCTTTCACTCCATTGGCTAGATGCTTCTCACCGGCATTCACGCTGATGATTACCGGCTGGTATACGCCTTCGATCGTCAATGATTCGCGGATTCCTTCTGTCGCGCCTCGTAGTTCCTTACGGAGCTTCGACGGCATGTATTCCAGATAGCCGTCGATGATCGTGCCCTCGTCGAGTTGGACTATCGCCCTATGCCCGGAGAGTATGTTCGCGGGCAGTGTCCGCCAGTCCGTCAATGATTCATGCACGTCGCTCATTGCCACATTCCTTTCTCGTTGGTGTCATGGTTGGTGCAGTTGAAGATTCCGGCGAGTTTTCTAGCGTCCCGTCTCGCCTGCCGTAACGCCTTCCTGTGACTGCCGTTGTAGCCCGCGAACAGGTATTCACGCCTGGCCGCATACAGCCATGTTTCGTCGTAACTACTCCAAGCCCATAACACAACCGCGCATCCGACCGGCGTGGAGTCGGGCGCTCTGTAGGATTTGCGGATGCTCACGCAGTAGTCCTCATGCTCGGTCATCGGACTGCCTCCTTCTTTTGCTTTTGGCGAAGTAGTCGCTTATCACATCATCGACTTTCAGCACCTTGCCTACTGCGAGAAGCCAAAGATCCAATACTCGGCTTGGATATGGCGTGTCACCGGTGGTCAGATGATTTTCTGGACACTCGTAATGCATGACCATCTTGTTCTTGTCCGTAATGCTGGGGCTTTCCATGATGACTGGGTTTCTGCCGCAGTACGGGCATTTGACGTATCGGACTTTCCTATGCTTTCTGTTGAACATTCGTGGACTCCCCTGTCATGTTCAGTTTCCTTGGATTGACTGGAACTAAAGGAAATGAGTCAGCATCGAACGTTCGTTTGACCACGCTCCAGTCCATCGTTTCCAGATCACCGTCAGCGAACGGTTCCGCACCACCGAGATTGTGGATATGCCATGCGTCACCGTCGAAGCTCAACAGGTCTTCACCATCCCGAGTCATATACCAGCCCGGTTCCATTGGTTCGATGGGCATGCCAGCAGACGGATGCTCCTGATCGTACATGGCTTTCACCTGCTTGTAGATGCCATCCAGTTCCCTGCCGTCGAACTCCACAGTCAGACAAGTGCCAGCCTTGTCGATAAACAGGTAAGGCATGGTTTTGAAATCAATGCTTCTCAACATTTCCCTCTCCTTCCTTGAATGATGCCTTCAGCGTGTCGGCGAACACTTGCAATGCGTGCTCTACCTTCTTGTCGAAATCCTTCTGCACGTGGGCTGGGATACTGCCTTTTTCATGGTTTCCAATCGTTTCGCCGGTGGTCACGTACATCGGTACGTCCACACAGGCTTCCGCAATATCCATCGGCGGGTAGAACGCCGTCACATGGAATGTGACGCGGGTGGTTCCCACCTGTACTTCTTCACTCATTACCGTCTCCTGGTTTCGGTGGTTGCTCCATGTATTTCTTCAGCATCCAGTCGGGCAGATTCCCCCTCCCGATGCGTTCGACGGTCTGGTTCAATGCTCCAGACGATTTGATGCGTGCCTGCCGGTAGATTCTCTGATCTTCAACCATGTCAAGCATGATGGAGAGCACCCATTGCCAGTACTTCTTCTTTTCCTCACTGTTGACGCTCATTTGCTTTCCCTTGGTTCGAAGGTCTTAATAATTCGCTGCGGAGTCTCATAGGCTGCACGCACCTCATACGGCCTGTGGTGGGAGTCGGCGCGCTCCTGTGCCGTATCCGATGCCTCTTGGAGCGTCTCGTACACTCGGCATGTATGCAGTCCCGTATCGCCTTTCGGCCAGATGATGTATCCGGTCACTGGTATTCCTTCACGGTGTCGCAGCCGATGGTCGTGCCGTGGTCGGTGAGGCAGACCCATGTCACGTCGCCGGTCTTGACCGTCTTCATGCCGTAATCATGATGCGTGCCCACATACCAGTACGAGTAGATGCTTACTCCCATCAGGAAGAGCGTTGCGGCGAGGGATACCACCAGTACGACAATCAGAATTTTCTCAACCTTGTCCAAGTCGTCCATCACTCGCCATCCTTTGCGATGGCGGCACCCATGGCTTCCCGATACTTCTTCGTCCGTTGGAACCGGTCGGCGAGTATGTGCGCGGCTTTGTCGATGATCTCGTCCTTGCGTTCTTCGAGGAAGCGTTGCAAAGCGTCCTCCATCAAGTTCTTCCACATGATGTCCCGCGAATACGCGCTGGTGTGCGCGAAAACAGTGTCCGTGGCTTCTTTGGTGAGCTTGTCGAGCACGTCCCTGTAGGCGTATTCCTCGATGCGTTCCTTGATGGCCTTGTCGTCAATACCAATGGCGAACTGCACGATGTGTTCCATGATTACTTTCCTTCCTTTTCGATTTCATTGATCTTTTCGGCGAGCGCCAGACGTACCGTACATGCGGTTCCGTGTTCGAGTTCCAGCCAGAATCGTCCGAGGTCGGCCCAGTTCTCAGTCGCCAGTATTTCGAGAAGCGTATCGGCCTTGGCTTCGGAGGCGCAGGCATCTTCTCTGTTCCATGCGGCGACTGGTGGCACGTTGTGGTTGAGTGCGTCGTTGATGAACCAGAGCGCTTTCTTGAGGTCTTCCAGACCGTTCTTGTGTTGCCATCTGAAGCAGTATTGGACGGCTTGGCCCCAGTCGGAACTAAGGAGCCTGGATAGTTCGATGCATTCGAATGGGCCGTCCTTGTAGTGGCTTGGATTTATGTTGTCAGTCATTTAGCATCATCTTTGCTTTCTCGAATGCCTGGTTCACGATTTCCATGTGCAGTCGTTCGCCTTCCTTGGTTGTCTCGAACCGGTCGTTCACTTGGCGGATAAGCTTCTTGCGGAGCAGTGCCCTGCCGGTCTGGTTATCGATGGCCTGGTATTGGCCTTGCATGTTGCTCACGTCAGTGAGCATTTCCTGCTGTTTCGGGCTGAGTGTCTGCATCATCGGCTCCTTTCACAGATGGTTTCCAACGTCGGGTGGTATTCGTATGTGCGTGGATGCGAGTAGTAGTCGTTCCAGTACTTGTTGAAGTTTCGGTTGATGCCACGTTGGACGATGTTTGGCCGTCGTGTTGGCTCTTCCTTGTCTAATCGTTTGATCGCGTCGGCGGTCTCGATGCCTTGCTTGGTTGGCTTGTAGGTGCCGTCCGCGAGGGGGATGATGAGATTCCTGTCGATGAGGGAACCCAACGTGGCCAATGGTTTCGCGTAGAATGCGGATGATGGCATTCGATGCGTTTCGACGATGTGGACAAGCATTGACGCTTGTGTGTTTCGTAATCGTTGTCCGTGGATGGTGTAGACGTTTCGTTTCATGACTGGTTCCCGTCGTTCATCGTCCGGTCGAGCCGAATCCGTTTCCTCCGCGTTCCGTCGTGTCGGTGAATTCGACGACCTTGCGGATTCTGGGGGTTTCCACCGGCGTGATGACGAGTTGCGCGATACGGTCGCCGCAACGGAAGTTGATGCGGCTGGTGGACGTGTTATGCAGGATGACTTTGATCTCGCCACGGTATCCGGCGTCGATGATGCCGCCGAGGATGTCGATGCCGTAATTCCTGGCAAGGCCGGAACGTGGGCAGACTCGTGCCATGTAGCCTTCGGGCAGGTTGATCGCGATGCCGGTTCCCACCGCGATGCGTCCTAGTCCGTCGATGTGGAAGTCTTCGATGCAGTGTAGGTCGAGTCCGGCGTCCGCGTCGTGGGCGCGGGTGACTGTGGCGTTTGGGGTGAGCGGTTGGATTTCGAGGGTTTCTAGGGTCATTTTCACTGTCCTTGCTGGTTGATGATGGTTTTGTATTCGAAGATGTCGCGGTTGAGGCAGTCGGTTGTGCGATGCGTGGGTTCGTGGACGCAATCGTATGGGTCGCCGACGCGGGCGAGTCGCAAGAGGCGGAAACTGGTGAGGTCGAGTCGCCGGTGGCTGAGCTTGTGGAGGATGCCGCTCGTGTTGGGCATGTTCACGTCGAGCCATCGGATATCGAAGTGGACGTTGGTTCCGGCTGGATGCATGAGACCGGGGTCGAGGCCCGTGTCGATGAGCCAGACGGCCATCTGCTTGTCCACGTTTTTGAGCGTGTCTTCCGCGTTCATGCATTCGCCGATGAGTCCGTTTCTGGAATGCATGTCGATAGTCGTGCTGTTGAACGCGCGGATTGGCGTGTTGTCATCGAAACGGATGACCCTATGGAATATCAGGGGGTCGTCGGCGAATGGCACCTGAAGGCCCTTCATGTCGGTGATTCTGGCTTCGACTTCCAGTAGATTGTCGGACATTGGGTCGAGTCCGCTGGTTTCGACATCGAACCAGATGAGATAATTGTCGTCCATTGTTGGTTCCTTGGATTCACGTAATCGTTGGATATAGGTTTCCAGTCCGGTCAGGTCCACATGCGTGGGAGGCTGTGGTTCGAGTTCCTTGAGGATTTCGGCTTCCTTGTTCATCCGCCGCGTGTAACGCCAGTAGGCGGCTTTGCTTTCACGGATGCCGTACTTGTTGGTTTCCTTCCATTTGCTCATGGTGTTTTGAACAGGTCTCCCAGATCGTCGTCCACGGTTGGCTGGCGTGCGATGGGCTTGGATGCGATTTGCGGACGGTCGGCCTGTTCGAGGGCCTTGCTGACGGCTTCGCCCAACTCTTGGGCTTCCCGCGCAGTGCCGAAGACGACGCGACGTTTGAACTCCCAATAGTCGTCCGCCGTGACGTGATGCTTGGCGGCGAGCTGTTGGATGGTGTTCTCGTCGGGAATCCGGCTTGCGCGAATTTTCTTGCAGAGGATGTTGATGTCGGCGGCACGCATCCACTTGTCCGATTTGGTCGCATAGAATCTCACGACCGCCGTCCGCATGTCTTGGATGTTGTTGCGCTTGTCGAGTTCGCGGTAGAACTCGTCCAATTGCAGGTCGTCCCATTGGGCGTTGCCGTGATGCGCGTTGATCGTGGTCAGCAGCATCGCGGCCTCTCCTTTGGTTATCATCCTGTTCCTCCCATCGCCCGTTGGCGCTCCTCGTCGCTCATGTACTGCCATGCCCTGTTGAGGTTCGCCATGCGGTTCGATTCGTTGCGGCTCATCATGGTCGGATTGGTGCGGAGGGTGAGGGATGGTCGGATGTCGTATTCGTTTTCCCACCCCGCCGCGTTGAGCCATGTGGCCGCGTATTTGACGTATTTGGGTTCGGTTCCTTCGATCTCGACCTGTCTGGCATAGGCTCGGGCGCTGTTGATGATGGTGTCCGCGCCCGTGTCTTGGATGGCGTTCTTCCATGCTTTCCAGGCGGGACGCTTGTCAACGTGTCGTGGATACGCTTTCCAGAAGGTTTCGAAATCGGCGGAATACTTGTCGTCGGATGCCTGTCGTGCGCGGCTTCGGCGTTTGCTTGCCGTGTTGCGGGCCGTCCGGTCGGCGAGTTCTTTTCTGGTGTGGTTCCCGTTCGACTGGTATTCGTTGATGCGCACGCCGGTGATGGTCTGTTGGAACAGGCCGAGGTCGATGAGGGTTTCGATCTCCTGTTCGGATGCGCCAAGCGTGTACGTCAGCTGGTCGGTGTCGATGTCTCCATCCGTGAGGTTGCAGCTGCACCAACTCAATGCCATGACGTAGATGAGCGCCGCTCTTGGCATTTCGTCGCGGAGCCTGCATATCCTCGCGTCGGCCCAGAATCCGTTGTCGAGTCGGGTGTAGCCGTCCCTCACTTCAGATTCTCCCGTCATGTCATGAGTCCTATCCCGATGTCGGTGAGGATGGTTATCGAACCGCCCTCCACTAGGGTCATGCCCAATATCCACAGCCAGTCGCCTGACGGCCTGTTACGGTCGATGAGGTCAACGGAGCCGAGCATGATGACGAATCCGATGGCACTGACGATGAGGGCGCATGTGGCGACTATCGCGGTCATGATTGTCCTTCCGGTCCGAGTGGCAGTCCATCGTTGAGGATGAGGGCTAGGTTCTCCAAGGTGATGCAGACGTATTGTCCGCTCCGCCCGATGAGGTCGATGTCGAATTTTTCAGGGAACCGTCCGGCCAGCGCGCACATGGTGTGGTAGGTTTCCAGATCCGTGTATGCGAGCTGTTGGCCGATTCGTTCGAGTGTGGACAGGCCGACGCGTGGTTTCTTCTGCACGACCCACGGGTAGGGGCTGTCAAGGTTTCCGGCCTCCTCTACCGCCTCGTTGTAGTGTTTCGTGGCGTCGAGGCGTTTGGTGTTCTTGACTTCCACGCATACGGGTTGACCGTGGAAGAAGATGTTCGCGATGTCGCCTAGGTCGTCGCTGCCGTGGAGACGGCGGCGGATGATGCGTTGGTCGTTCAACGCCCATTGCAAGTAGTGTTCCACCGCCGTTTCCATTGCCGTTCCGGCTTTTTTGGCCGACTGTCGGTTGCGTGGCATCAGAACGCCGGTTCTCCTGCTGGCTGTCCGAACCCGTCGAATCCGCTACCACTCCACGGGTCGGGGCCTGCCTGCTGCGGCATGGCGGCAGCGGGAGCGGATGCGGCCTGGCGTTGGCCGTACTGCTGGCTTGCGTTCACCAGTTGGGCGGTGCCCCATCGGAGACTCGGACCGATCTCACGGACGTTGACCTTCTGCGTGTAGTGGGTGACGCCGGACGAATCATCGAAACGATCATCGGACTCGTTGCCGATGACGATATACTCGTCGCCTTCCTTGATGCTGTTCTGGATGTGCGTGGCGAGATCGTTCCATGCTTCGCAGGTGCGTGAGCAGGATGCGCCGTAACCCCATGAGCCGTCCGGGTTCTTGACCCTGTTGGAGCAGAGGATGCGGAACTGGATGTAGTTCTTGCCGTTCTTCGTGGTTCCGGCGTTGAACAGGTTGCCGTCCTTTTTGATTTTGACGATTCGTCCCACGAGGATGATGGTCGGAGTGCTCATTGCTTGTTCTCCTTGTCGTGTCGTGGATGGGTTTCGAGTCCGACCCATCCCTGCTGGTCTTCGGCTTTCATGTTTTTGAGACGGTCAGCCGTCTTGTGGCTGTTGGACGCTTCGACGTTGCACATGATCATGTGGCTTCGCGCGGCGGCGCAAGTGCTTTTGCCGCATTTACGGCAGTATGGGATGAGTCCCGTCTTGACTGGATCGTGACGCACGCAGTACGCGCACGTGCATCCGGCTCGTCTGGTGATGTTCAAAAGTTCGCCCCGCAGACCGCTTCCTTCGGCTGTTTGAGACCGAGGGTGCAGTAGTGGAGAGGCATGTCGTTTCGGACGCGTCTCTCGGACACGACCTCGCCACCAAACACCGGTACGAGTGGTGAATCCCATGGGTCCTTCATCTGTAAGTCGAAGTCCGGTCCCATGTAGGCGATGAGCTTCCACACGCCGCAACTGTTGAGGTGGTATAGGTTCGTCTTGTCCTTGTTGCGGTAGAAGCCCGGACGGGTCGGCAGTTTCTTCTCGCTGAGGCGTTCGAACGGGAATCGTTTCGAATGGCCGCTGCTGACGGCGAATGCCTCGGTGGTCTGCTGCAAGGCGTGCGGCGGAACGTTGCCGTGATGGTCCAGGATGGGCGTCCAAGTGTCGCCCGTGTGGAGCCATACGCTGCCGGTCGCGGCCTTGTAGAATCCGTTGGCCTTGGGAAGCTGCTTCTCCCACTCCTCGGCTTGGGTGTCGTCGGTTGGCTTGTCCTCGTCGGCGGTGGGGGTCTCGACCTTGACGAGCGTCGCCTTCCAGTCGTCGAAGTCCAGCTCCACGCCGTCGTCGGGATTCTCTTCGATGGAGATGATCGTGTTCCAAGTGACGTTCAGGTCATGGTCGAATCTGATGGCCGGGCATAGGGTTCCCTTATCGTCGTCACGGACGACGAAATACTCGTTGTCCTTGATGATGAGCGACAATGCCATGAGATCACGGAGCGCGGGATCGTCGCAGGCGAGCGCGTCGTCCATGTCGAGGTGCTTCAGCTTGCCGGTGACATGTACGCCTCCGACGTTGACGGTGACGGTCATGTTGGCTGTCGAGATTCTGAGCGCGTCGCCGTAGGTGAGTTTCTTCGGGTCGTATTTCATTGTGCTGCTCCTTGCTGCTGCATGTGCTTGCGGTATTCGTTGATGAATGTTTGTGCCTGCACTGCCGTGAGGCTCACGCTCGTGGCCGTCTGGTCGTGGAGGATTTTCTGGATGAACGCGTCAGCTTCATCCGGTTTGATCTGGCAGGCGCGGAGGATGTCGGTGACTGTCTTCAACTGGTCGGGACTGGCGGGACCATTGGGTGGAGCCTGGGCAGCGGCCTGCTCCGGCTGGCCTTGACGGACCTGCGGAGCGTATTGCCGTGGCTTCTGGCGTGGCTGCTCGTCAACCACTTCGGCTTCGACCATTTCCTCTTCGGTCTCGTTGTTGGTCTGCTGCATCTCGTCGGTCGTGTACAGGCCGCTCAAATCCTGCGGGAACGCCTTGCGTAATGCGAGGGCTTCCGCGCATTTCGCGATCATGGTCACCGGTTTCGAAGCCCACATGCTGGTGGGGACCTGCCTGTGGAGATTCTTGTCGTAACGGGTTCCGACGTATTCCCTGTAGAGGGCCACGCCGGTGAACTCGCCTTCGCCACGGCGGACGGTGACTTTCGCCGCGACTGGAGGGGTCTGGGCGATCCACACGTCATGCCAGACGCCATCCTCTCCGCACCAGAGGGTTTCCGGTTCGCTGAACAGTTCATGGTTCCTGTCCGCCGCACGACGGGCGATGAGACGGAAACCGTCAATGCCGACTTGGATTGTCTGCTTGGAAACATATTCGTTGCCTTGCTTCTGACGGCGTTCGATCAGGTAGATTTGACGACTGAAAGGGTCAAGTCCGGTACGCTGGCATTGGTGCAGGAACACCGCCAAGTCGGCTGGCTGCGCGTTCTGCACTCCAAGCTGGGACAGTGCCGCGAGCTGGGCGCGGCTCCAAGTGTCCTGCTCGTTGGTGATGGTAAGGCTTTTGCACATGGCTACTCTTCCTTGGTCGAAGTGAGCATCTGGAACATCTTCGGTGCTATCTCGCTGGTGAAAACCTTGTCCACGAATCCTCTCGTGGTGCGAAGCGTGACGGTCTGGGCGCGTCCCGGCTTGAACTCGACGCCGGGAGGGAGTTCGCCGCCATGGTCCGCGATCATGTCCTTCAGATAGGCTTCCGACTTCGCTTCGGGGCGTGGCATCCACACGGCCTCCGCCGCATCGTTCCCACCGGGGATGAGGAATTTGCTGTCATGCAGCATGGCACCATACGCACGCTCGTCAACGACCTCGTAATGGCCTTCGGTGCCTTTGCTGAGACTGATTTCACCCGCATCCAGTCCGGCGAACGCGGCGTGCTCCTCATCGCCGCCGTCATGCGAGCGTCGCCATTCTTCCTTTGCGGCTTTGAGGGCTTCGGCGCTTCGTTTGTTCAGTGCGGTGAGTCCGGCGATGGTGGAGTTGAGTTCGTCGGGGCGGAGGCTGCTGAAGTCGTATTTGGGGGTGTTGGTCATTGTTGTTCCTTGGTTTGGTGTTCGATGGTGTCTACTGCGAGCTTGTAGAAGCTCACGTCGGTTTTGAGGGTTTGGTTCTCGTATTGGAGTCGTCTGTTTTCCGTGGCGAGTTTCCGGTTTTCGTTCCAGAGGGCGTGGATGCTGAGCGCGCAGTCGTCTAGGAAGTCATCGACTTGGTTGGCGTCGTATCCCATGAATGGGAATGAGAGTCGGAATTGTCTGTCTCGTATGTCTTTCGGGGTGACTAGTCGTCTGGTGGTCATTGTTTGATCTCCTTTGCTTGGTCCTTGATTTCGTAGAATCGGAGTAGGAGTTCCTTTTTTGTGAAGAGTTTGTTTTGGCCGGATTGGTATCCGAGGAACCCGTACAGGTCTTCGAATGTTTTCTTTCCTACCTTCGTGAAGGCGATTGCCTCGTCTTTGGTGAGGATGCCGTCTTCGAAGATGATGGGTGCCGTCAATTTGTGTGTGCTCCTTCCTTGGATTGGTGGTTGGGGTAAGCGGGTTGCGGCATGACGCTGGACGGTTGGCTCGCAAAAGGGTGTGCGGGGCGACTGGGAAAATAAGGAAAACCAGTCTGGCCGACCATCGTTCCCGATGCGGGACGGAGAAAACCAAGTGAAAAACTTCGTCCCGATGGGTGGCGTTGACGTCATGCCGCTGGCGTCCAAGCGCGGATTCGGACCGCGAGCCGTTCGAGATCATCGTCGGATACCTTCGAGTACAGGAGAAGATATGGTGTCTGGTTCGATTGGCGATGGTCTTGTGGTACGGTTCCTGTTCCCACTGCGTGGGCTTGGACGATTGCCGTGGCGACGCGTGTATGCAAACGCTTGTGACGGTTCGTTTGGATGTGTTTCGCCACGGCATGGAACATCATGGGATGTTCCATCTTTGCCAGCCGGTGAACGTGGACATTCGATAAACGTCCAATTTTTCATTGTTTGATTGTTTATCGGAGTGGCTGGCGAAGCTTATGGGTCCCCATCCGGGTTGCAGGCGGATGGGGAAGAATCAGTTGTTGTCGGCGAGCGCCTTGGCGATTGTCGGCATGCTTGAGGCGTTCAGTGGGATGAGCGGGAAGGCTGAATCTTGGAGGTCTTCGACCAGCTGCTCCCAGTTAATGTATCCACTGAACTTGTTGATACCGTAGGGCAATTCACTCCAACTGACGATTTTGCACATGACGGCAGGCGTGTTCGTCACGTATGACCATGTGCCGTCCGTGTCATGGAGAATCAGGTATGGTTTGCCGTCGCGTGGGATGAAGAAGCCATGCGACTGTGGTTCGGCTGGCAGTGGCTTTTTGTCAGGCTCGTCGTCGGAGTCGAGGCTGATGCCCATGACTTTGATGCGGTCGAAGAGGACGTGCAAGTAGTCTTGCATGATGTAGAGTTGGGCGACGGTCATGCCGCCAAGGCATTTCGGTTTGAACTCAAGCTCTCCCCTCTTGTATTTGGTGACGGCATCATCGAGTTTGCTGATGCGTTCCTTGAGTTCGTGGTATTCTTCGACCATGCGGGTCTTGTAATCGTCGTGTGCCTTGTAATCGTCTTCCATTACTGTCTCCTATCGTGATTGACCGTGAACGTCGGAAGCCCATTGGATGAACGCAGCCAGTTTCGATTCGGGAATCTCATACAATGTGCTCGTCTTTTTTTCGTCTTTTTCGACGATGGATGCGCCTTTCCGCTCGTTGATACGGAATACGCAGTGCCCACCCTCGTCAAGAACGAACTCATGCGGTGGTGCGGGAGGATTCAACAACGTCATGCCGCCACCTCCGCATCAAGCACTCGCTCGAAACTTTGTTCGGACAACCGCTGGTGGATAAGCGCCAATCCCTTGCGTGTCAGCTTAGGGGTCGGCGGATAGGCGAATGGCGTGCCATCCTTGTGGATTCCGTGGGAACGGGAGGACACCATGACCATATGGCCTTGCCTCACGCGACTTGACGCCGCGCACCACGACTGGTTGGACTGCCGGTAAATCCAACCGTTATCCACAAGCCATTGGCGCAGCTCATGCTCACCGATCTGAATGTTGGAATTGTTGCTTAGGAGTTTCGCTGCGTCACGGACAAGCAGAGCATCGGGAATGTTCGTGAAGTCATCCAACGCCTTGGCTTTCGGCTCCAGTTCCTTGACCTTCTCCTGCTCCTCCTTCAGCTTGGTGGCGAGCTGGATCAGGAAGTCCGGGCTGGTGAGTGCCTTGTCTAGAGTCTGCTGGGTCATGTATGCGCCATACTTGCGGATGGACGGCAGTACCTCGTGTGTCACCCAGCGTTGGAACTCCTTCGCCTCCGGCTTACGTGAGCGCATGATGAGCTTGTACAAGCCAGGCTCAGAGATGATGAGAGGCGCACGCCCCGGCTGATTCCAAACCTCCGAATTACGGAGGTTTGTGATTTCGTCATCATCAAGAGCTTCGCGGAGATGATTTGTGTCAATACCGAGGATGTCACATGCGTCCTTGGCGACGAACCATGGTCCGCCATTCTCGTCAGTCAGTGTGCGCAATGCCGCGCCCTTGAAGTCGAATCGTTGTATTTCAGTGTTCACTTGGAGTCTCCTAGTATTCGGCTGCTTCGATGCGGGTGATGAAGAAGTGGATGCCGGGGGCGCATTCTTTCCACCGGTTGGTGTCGAAGTCTTCGACGTGAATGGTTTCGCCTTTTTTGTACGTGAAGTCTGTGTCGTGTCCGCTATATGCCGTGGTGTCTGACGGGAGGCTGTTGCCTTGCTTGTCTTGCAGGTCGAGCACTCGCGCTGTGCTGGCGCGGCATTTGCGCCCCGTGGCGTTGGAGCGTTGCGCGTCGGCCGGGATGAGGAGCTTTACGATGACTGATTTCGGTAGCATTGTGCCGTCTGTCCATGCTTTTTTCCAGCCGATGATGTCGCCTTCGTCCGGAAGGATGCTGGTTTTGGCGATGCTGAGTTGTACATGGTTGGCATCGCGCAGGTCGGCACCGCGCAGGTCGGCGTAGCGCAGGTCGGCATCGCTCAGGTTGGCACCATGCAGGTTGGCACCGCTCAGGTCGGCACCGCACAGGTAGGCATCGCTCAGGTCGGCGTGGCTCAGGTCGGCACCATGCAGGTCGGCATCATGCAGGTTGGCACCGCACAGGTAGGCACCGCTCAGGTCGGCACCGCACAGGTAGGCATCGCTCAGGTCGGCATCATACAGGTTGGCACCATGCAGGTTGGCACCGCGCAGGTCGGCGTAGCGCAGGTTGGCATCATGCAGGCAGTCATATCCATGTTCTTTGAGGATGGTTTCGATGTTGTCGCCTTTGAGAGTGCCGTGTGGTGTGCTGATTTTCATTGGTTGTCCTTTTGCTCGTTGGCGTTGTGTGGTGTGGTTAGGCGGTTTGTTTGATTTGGGCGATTTCTCCGGGTTGGAAGCCGAATGCTTTGTAGAGTCCTATGAGCATGAGTGGTGTGCATTCGTTGGTTTTTTTGGCTCTGGCTAGGACGCTTTCGCTGACTCCTATTGCTCCGGCGAAGGCTTCGTCTGTTTTGAGGCCGCTCATTTGTTTGGTTCGGTCTAGGAAGCCGTCTCGGAACTGCATTTTGTATTCAGCCATAAGTGATTCCTTTCGCAACCTTGAATTTCTTTTTGCAACTTGTGGTTACATCATGCAACAGGTTTTTTTATTTCGCAACTCGCTCGGCGTGTTGACTTGCAACCGCTTTGGTTGCATAATGAAACCATGAATAAAGAAACATGGTTCAAAGAAACAGTCCAAGGCGACACCATCGCCGAAGTAGCCCTCAAAGCGGGAATCATCAAGACAACCGCTTGGAGGCAATACAACAATGCCCTTGGGTTCAGCGCCGAGAACGTCATTCTTATTGCACGCGCCTACCACAAGTCCCCTGTAGAGGCTCTGGTTGAGTTCGGATATATAAGGGCCGACGAGATGACCAGCGGAGAAACCGTCGCGAGATTGCATGACGCTTCGGATGACGAGCTGCTTCAGGAACTCGCACGCCGTCTCAAGGAGAACGCGGACGCCGACTGGGTGAACAGTCCGATCATCTACCGTGACGAGTTCGACATGGCCGCGAACGACGATCCGAACGCGAGGCTTGAAGCCGAAACACCGGAAGACTGACGACAGCGATGAATATGGCGGCGGTATTCAATCATGATGCCGCCGCCTAATAATACGAAGGGAACAATGTCTCGAATCACCATCGACGTTTTGGAACGTCAGGCCGAGCACATGGGTTTGAAGGTTTTGGAATCCGATATTCCCGGCACTACCTGCGGATTGTATTGCGACCGGCTGCGGACGATATGGCTTGCCGACTGGTTGAACGACCGGCAGAGGCTCTGCACCCTATGCCACGAGCTTGTGCACGCGAAGTACCGTGATCTTGGCTGCGGCACGCGGTTCGGCGTGAAGTGCGAACGTAGGGCGCGGCGCGAGACGGCTTTGACGCTGATAAGCCCGGCCGAGTTTGCCATGTCCGAAGAGCTGTGGGACGGCGACACCTGGCATATGGCGGCGGAGTTGGACGTGACCATGCAGGTTCTCGCGGATTACAGGCAGATTCTCAAGGATGGCTTGTTTGCAAAACGCCCATGATTTATCAGCCGTCAATTGGGGGGATAATCCTTGTTGAGACATATTGCAGGAGAGCAAAGGAGAGCGTCATGGGTTTTCTTATCGTCATCGCGGCTGTGTCCGTCGGTCTCGCGGTGTTCGTTCTGTTGACGCAGATGGCCGTGAGAAACGGCATCCGCATGTCCGGCCTGATCGACTGGAAGACGCAGTACGAGTTGGAGCGTATGGAGGATGCCGGTGGCAGTCAGAAGCCGTTGGCTGAATTATATAAGAGCGTTGCCGAGTCTGAGGATGATGCAGACGAGGTGGAGCGCAAGGTGAAGGAGCAGGCGTTGAAGTACATTAACTCGCGTAATTCAACCCATGTGACGAACGCATGGATTTTCCTTGGCCTCGGCATCGTCCTGTGTGTAGTGGTCGTGCTCATCGCGGTGTCGTCGGACAGCATGATGTGACCGCATATAAAAAAAAAACGGGGACATCCTTTCTATGAGGATGTCCCCGTTTTTTTATGTATCAGACGGCCACCGGTGCCTTGATCGCGGGCCATGGGTCATAGCCGGTCAGGTGGAAGTCGTCATACGTGTACGCGTCGATGCCAGACGCCTTGTCGATGCTCATATGCGGGTACGGGCGCGGCTCGCGTTCAAGCTGCTTCACGACCTGTTTCAGGTGGTTCCTGTAGATGTGGGTGTCTCCGCCCACCCAGATGAACCGTCCTGGCCTGTAGCCGGTCTGTTGGGCGACCATCATGGTCAGGAGCGCGTATTCCGCGATGTTGAACGGCACGCCGAGGAACATGTCGCAGGAACGCTGGTACAGCTGGCAGTCGAGCTTGTCGCCGCGCACATGGAACTGGAACAGGCAGTGGCATGGCGGCAATGCCATCCGGCTTAGGGATTCGACGTTCCAGCTGTTGACGATGATGCGTCGGGAGTGTGGGTCTTCGCGGATGGTCTCGATGGCGTTGGCGATCTGGTCGATGCCGCCGAGGTCGGTCGGCCAATTGCGCCACTGGCATCCGTAGACGGGTCCCAGATCGCCGTTGGCGTCCGCCCATTCGTCCCAGATGTGCACTCCGTGCTCCTGTAGCCAACGCACGTTGGTGTCGCCTCTAAGAAACCATAGAAGCTCGTAGATGACGCCTTTGATGAAGACCTTCTTGCTAGTGATGAGGGGGAAGGCTTTGGATAGGTCGAACTCCATGCGTGTGCCGAACAGGCTGATGGTGCCGACGCCGGTGCGGTCGTTGGACGGGACGCCGTTTTGGAGCACGTCGAGAAGGAGGTTCTCGTATTGGTATTCGCCGCTCCACTTGTGGAGGTGGTCGGCTTTGGAGAGGAACGCTTCTTGTTCTTCGGCGGATTCGGATTGCATTGTGGGCGGATTGTCCTTCGTGGTTGCGTTTGGGGAGATGGGCGGCGGGGAGATGCCGACCGGTCGCGGAGTGCCTGCTGGCGGTTTGTCAAGCCGTTTGGCTGGCTTATGACGCGATTTTAGCACGCGGACTTTCTTTTTGATGTGTTAATTACGAGCGAAGCGAGTAATTAAAACATTTTTTCTTTCTCGCAGGTTAAGTAAACTCTTGGGTTAATTCAAGTTCTTATAGGTTTACTTAATTCTAATATTATAAGAGTAGGTTTACTTACTAGTATTACCGTGTTTTTGCCGTTTTTTGGCCCGTTTTATGTGCTGAAAACGGCGTCGTTCCAACGTTTTCTCGATATTACGGGGGTTGCGGTCATTTGCGGTCACGCTGCGGTCACGCGTGACCGCAACACGCAAATTTGAAATCGTTGGAAAATGGCGGTTTTTATGTTACGAACATGTAACGAGAGTGTTAATTCGTGTAAAGGGGGTATGTTTTTGCGTGTTTTCGACACCGTGTCAACGGTATTTGTGTAGAGTTCGTGAAGTCTCACATAGTGTGACAACCATACCCCCTCACTGGGTTTTGTATAGTACGAATCATGAGGGCGTTCCCATGGTCGGGTTCACGGTCGAACGTCCATGATCTACGACCGCTGCGGTCTTTCCTTTCCGTTCTCTCCCCCGCTTCCGGGAGAGAATCGGCCTACCCTGATGGTCGCGGGCGCGGCCATGCGGGCAGCACGGTCGGCATCGAACGGTCGGAGGACGGCACGTTTCCGACACGCGTGAAACGCCGGTGCGCGATACGTATTCTCTCCTGTTCCCTCCGCGTTCTCCCCGCCCCTGTGATACGCCAGCGGCCCTACGGCGGACGACACCGACCATCCAACGGAGCGCCCACTGAACGCTTCATCGCCGTGTCGCGGCCCTTTTCTTGGTTTTTCTGTGATGACATGGCGAGTTTGTCTGAGAATCGGAGAGAACATCCGCCTCTCACTCCCCTGACGGCTCTTCCGATTCCGACTGGAAACCCTACTCCCATAAGGGTTTCCGCCTAAGCTCCTGCGACTGGGCTTGAACCAGTGACCGTCCGATTAACAGTCGGATGC